ATGCACTCGTATTTGGAGTATCATCTCGAAGGACAAGGGCTGCTAGATCTTACTGAAATAGGCCAGGAAGCCGAAAGAATGGCAAAAACGATCATTGATAAGGGTCTGCCTGATTTGGAAGAAATTTGGGGCCTGGAGGCGACTTTACACTATCCGGGACGATATGCAGGGGCAACGGATTGTTGTGGAGTTTATTTAGGACGCGAAAGTATAATTGATTTTAAACAGTCGAACAAGCCGAAAAAAGAGGAATGGATCGAAGATTACTATTATCAGCTGGTGGCATACGCTACCGCGCACAATGAGGTGTATGGAACAAGTATCGATCAAGGGGTGATTTTAATGTGTACGCCTGACCTATTTTTTCAAAGATTCATATTGAATGGAAAAAGGTTTAGAGAATACCAACAACTATGGCTAGAAAGGGTGAATCAATACTATGCATTGGTTGAAGAGAGCAGACGAGATAGCGAACAAATTCAACTTAGCGACATCAACTACGGATAAGGAAAAGTTAAAATCTGAGTGGTATGCTGAGGTAAGGAAGGTAGCGCAAAGCATCCAGACGCGCGCTGCGATGGTCAAGAATGTCGCAGAAAGAGGCAAGAAGCGGGCAGCAGGGTGCAAAAAAAGTGCTTATTCTACTTTTTTGGGGTCAAATAAGTCATTGAATTCATTAGATTCTTTAAAAAAAAGTAGAGAAAGTAGAGGAGAGGTAGAGGACTAAGTTATTGATATATAAGACTTATTTTCCATTTCTACTTTTTCTACCTCTTTTAAAATTTTTTTCGCGTAAGTATAAATATATTTTAGAGAATAGAACATATATAAGTTTTTTCAAATGACCAAAAAGAAATCAAAATATCAATCAATAGTTGTTAATAAGAAACGTTATTATTTCTATAAAATAACATGGTTAGACATTTACGGAGACAGCGGACATGCAGATTATGGCGAAATGATGCAGATGCAACCAGCAAAGATGGTTACACACGCTTATGTTTTTTTGAAGGATAAAAAGAGGTTGATAACTTTTGCAAGCTATGACACATCGCAAGAGTCATTCTCGGATCGAAATGTATTCCCGATAGGATGTATATTAAAAATGGAAAAACAAAACCTATAGGAGGGATATATGAAAAAAGAATGTGCAATATGCAAAAAAGAATTCGAAGCAGCAAATGAATTTCAATCTATTTGCAGTGACGAATGTAAAGAAGAAGCATTATCAAGACTCGATAGAGGAACTGATGAATGCTTATCATGCCAATAAGGGAGGACACATGGCAACAATCAAAAAAGCGGTCGAGGACGCACTCCTCGAATTACTTGACGAAGGTAAAATCATTATCAAAGGACCTGATGGTGATGAGATGGAAGATCTGACTGTCGAGATGAAACTGACAGAAGATGACGACTATGACTCTGATGATGAGTCAGTAGAAGACGAAGATGAGGATGAAGACGACGACAAATAATTTTTGTCTTTGACTTTTTCTTTGAGTTCTTCAACTTCAACTCCATCAAGGATTGGTGAGTATTCGTCGATAATCTGTTTCATTCGAGTCTCTAACTCGTCTGCAGATAAGTCGTCGAGCTTACCAGTCCTAATAATTTTTTGTTCTATATACAATCCTGCTGCCTTACCACGTGCTACCTCTGCATTAATAGCTGCAGACCATGCACCTTTTTTTCTTGAGTCATCTCTAAGTTTAGCAAGTTCAGCGATGTGACTGCCGTATGTGATATCGTATTTCTTTTGATACTCTTCTCTCAACTCTCCAATGTACTTGACCACCAAAGGATATTTACGTGGATTGGTTAATTCAGATGCAGTGATTCTTGCACGGTCTTTGTCATACCCAGCATCGATTGCGCATTCTGTTTTTGTCTTACGACCTTCATTACTCACAAGTTCGTAAGCAAACTTCATTTGCATTTCTGTTAATCTCTTTGGTAAACCCATAGTAGACATATAACGTAACTTAGTGTAAAAACAACCCATATGATGGGAAAGTTATTTAGACAGGTATTAGATAAACTTATGGCTTCACCAGTTGCGCAGGACGCAAGAGTTCAGGTTGCATTACCTGATGGTAAATTTTATGACATCAAAGGTATTCAGCTGATGGAAAATAAACTTTTAGGTGTCCGTGAAACTCACAGAATTGTTTTAGTGATTGATCCTGAGAAGTGGAGAATGGGTAATGTTGTTAAAAAATTAGGTGAGTTTAAAATACGGTAGTTACCGTGAAACCTGAGACAAAATTCTGGCAAGAAGTTCGTAAAAAGATGTCCAAAATAAGGTGGACAAGGATTGAAAACATTAGTGTTCCTGGTGTTCCAGACTTGTTGGGATACAACAAAAATCATACCTTTTTCACAGTTGAGTTGAAAGTTACAACCAGTAACAAAATACGTTTTTCACCACATCAAATTGCCTTCCATGTGACCCACCCACTAAACAGTTTTATCTTAGTAAAGTCTCTCGCTTCTAGAGACGTGAAACTTTACGAGGGACAACAGATAGAGGCGCTTGCTGCTTGCGGCTTGACGCTTGAGGCTTGCTGCTTGGGGCTTGATGCTTGCGGCTTGTTCCTTGACGAGCTTGTGAACTCGGAGCTTGAAGCTTGAGGCTTGGCGCTCCAGGTCCCGGCAACTCTGTTTAACCGGGCCCAGTCCTGGAGCATGTTAATGCGCAGCGTATGCAACATTCTTAACTGACTTGTCCCAGCATGCACGGCAATCTTTGCAGGCGTTACCCTGAGACGGTGCCGGGCAATTGGCCTTGGCTGCGTCTGTAACTACCGTTGATGTGTGGTCCCAGCTCAGCGGCGCGTCCTGGTCTACCATCGTTGCGCTAAACCTGATTACAAGGTTAGCCGGTGCAAGGTTTAAATATTTTTTGACCCATGCTTCACGGGTTGGCATCCAGTGGCTGGTGTCCGGTGTCATACGACACACGGCGAAAATTTTTGACAAGTGTGTAATGTCCTGCACGTCGCCGGAATCATGCCATCTAAAAAACTTGTTACGCTTGGCGTTGATCTGAGCTGCCATTGCTTCAACCCAGCGCGGATGTTTAATAGACTCAAGCCGCTTGTATTGAGCTGCTTTAACAACTTTGAAAACATAGCAGCCTTTTAATGCGTAGCAGCTGGAGCAGGTTGAACCTTCTACCTTAGCTAGTTTAGATCCAGTTTTACATTCCTGAGCTGGCAGGCCGTAGGCGTGCCCTGGCATCTTAGACGGCTTGGAAAGTGAGCCGGTTATATCTTTATAGTTCATATCCTATATTATCCTTTATTAGTTTGCTTGTCAAACTTGCTGCTTGTTGCTTGCGGCTTGTTGCTTGTCGCTTGCAGCTCGTCAAAAAACTTTTGACAAGATTTTACGTAGTTAGCCGGCAGCTCGCGATGGTCCCGTATGAACCAGTGTGTTAAATCATTTTTTTTAATTCTTCTAGTCATAGAAGTTACCTTCGACCCAGGCCCAATGTGTCCTGCCCATCCTGTACTCACCATTGTGAGCGCAGCTGTAGTTACCAGGCTTTCGCTCGTCCCACATACCATTACCCAGCGGCAGCGCGTTGTTAGCGTCTTCCATAGATTTAAATTTGTATTTCTTACCGTTGTAAAAATATATTTCCATTTTATCCCTTCTGGCCCGGCCTATTAGACCGGGCTCTTGCTCACGTTATGCCAGTAGAGGCTGAACCAGCAGCATATGGGGCATAGTTGGCAATGATAGTTATATAGGATCATCCTACATAAGTCAAATTTAATTTTTAAGATATCAACAGCTTGCCGCTTGGAGCTTGTCGCTTGAAGCTTGGATCCAGCGACCTAAATACATTAACCGCAAATTCTAACTAGTATATTGCGGAGCTGTTACCGCTATTTAGGTCACTCGATCCAAGTGGGGGTGAAGTCATTATCTCTGGTGGTTCGACTTTATAACCTTTAGTCACCCGAGACGTCCACCCCCTAAGGATATACCCAATCCTATATAATCCTATTGACATTTATTGTCAAGGGGTATATAAATTTTTTTAACGAAAGGATATAAAATGCAAACACAAACAAAAGACTTTAGACTAAATGCTGATAAGCGTAAGTCTATTGAAAATGTGTATGAGAATTTTCTCTTAACACAAAACAATAAAGTAAGACAAACTTACGACAAAGCGAAAGCAAAGTTTGATGAGATGTACCCAAAGGTATGGGAACTCATAACTAAAGTTGTAAGAAGTCATCAACCGCAAGAAGATATTGATACTATCAAATCAATGAGAGCAAAGTACAATGATGACGGCGGTAGAATACATGATGATAATTGTTTTTGGTTTATCAATCCAAGTATGGAAACTGATAGCGACGGCAAACAGCGTGAAAATCAAAATGAAATTCATGTTAATATGACTTTAGATGTTCAACCTAATAGTTATTATGGCAATCAGTTTGCTTACGCATATTATTATGATGAGTTAAAACAAAAAGGGCTTGACCCAGACTTTGAGTTTAGGTGGGGTAACGAAAAGAAAAACCCACGATACTATGAGGTTGAAAGTCAAGTTAGAAATCATCTAGGTTTCAGTCGTAGTAATAATGATGATAGCAAAAACAAACCTGTATATGAATGGAAAGCAAAAACTATTCCTGTAATTGGAACTAGCTATTGTCATTCTCGTCAATTCAAAGTTGATGATGTAACACATTCAGTCCTTAATGAGTTTACCATAGCACAAGAAAAACTCATTCAAGCACATGAGAGTATGTTTAAATATGTGAATGAAAAGGTTATGAAACTTCGTCAAGGTTTAAGGACATATACAAAGTTTAGTCAGGCAAAACAGTTGTTTGATAAACTTGGAATACCTTTAAATGAGAGTGCAATAGATGAACAATCATCTATGGCATTGTCAGTATTCAGTCCTGATAATCTAGCTGATATGCTTACAGACCAAGAAGAGCAATTCGCTAGTAGAGAAGAGAAGATAGCATACTTTAAATCTTTACAAGCACAGGCAAACTAACACTTGACAGGGGATAGTATATCCTATACTATCCCCTATAACGAAAGGATATAATATGAAAGCAACATTTAACATTGGGTACTTCAGCAAAAAGGATAATGGTTTCATTATTCGTAAAGGCAAGGAAGATGATAAGACAAGGAAGTGGACAGCTAAGAATGGCACTGAATGTTTTACATACTATGACCTTGATAAAATGGGTTACAGAACTGCAACAGGCAAATATAAAATATGGGGGGTAGCGTAATGTGGTTTGTATTTAAAACACTATTTTTCTTTTTTTGTATGAGTGCAACCATAATCATGGGTGCATTTAATATTTTACCAAACTATGTCACATTAATCTGTGCAACAGGTTTTTTCTTTTGCATGGGTTTATGTGTGGCACAATTATTTTGTGAGGACCTATGAGTAATTGGAATTATTGTCATGGACCGAACTGCCATACCTATCACACGCAATCTAGAATTAGAGGTGTGAAAGGTAACAAAGTATTAAGGACACGAAAGGTAAGTCAAAAGGGTTGGTGGACTCAACAATGGGGAACAAAGCATTGGCATTTTTTTTGTGATGACAGATGTAAACATGACTTCATTGATAAACATTTACGAGAGATCATTGCCCTAGAGCCAAGGACCGAGCCTCTCGAAACAAGTATCGAGGTTACTAAAACCGAGCAAACAGATTGGCGTGGCAACCCATACTTTGAAACTACAATCACAGAAATAAATCAATAACAATAGAGGTACCAGCAACGAGCCAAAAAAGGCTCGTTGCTTTTTTCTTAATACCCCTAATATACAAAGGGGTCCCAAGGCTAGCCCCTTTATGCCTTGTTTTATAGATAGACATGGGTTAAAATCATTCTAGGTTCCAAAATTAAACCAAAAAAATTTTGCAGAAAAAATTTTCGAAATGAAAGTCGATTTAAATAAAATAAAAAATTTACCCCCTGACGTCAAAAAAGACTTTATGAAGATGTATCTTAGATACACGGATAAGAAAAAGGAGTCTCAAATTCAAAATGATTTCATGAGTTTTGTAAAACATGTGTGGCCAGAATTTATTGAAGGGACCCACCATAAAATGATTGCAGATAAATTTAATAAAATTTCAAAAGGTGAACTAAAGCGTGTCATCATTAATATGCCACCAAGACATACAAAGTCTGAGTTTAGTTCTTACTTACTACCCGCTTGGATGATTGGTCGTAACCCGAAACTTAAAATCATTCAGTCGACTCACAATACCGAACTCGCAGTACGTTTTGGTCGTAAAGCTAAAACATTAATGGACACTCCTGAGTACACTTCAATATTTCAAACAAGACTCAGGCAGGACTCACAAGCTGCGGGTAAATGGGAAACCCAGCAAGGAGGTGAGTACTATGCAGCGGGTGTCGGGTCAGCAATCACAGGAAGAGGTGCAGACCTTTTAATTATTGATGACCCACACTCGGAACAAGATGCCATGAATGCTGACGCATTAGAAAAAGCATACGAGTGGTACACCTCAGGTCCACGTCAACGTTTACAACCTGGCGGAACCATTGTCTTGGTTATGACAAGATGGAGTACAAAAGATTTAACAAGTAAACTGATTAAAGCATCATCAGAACCTAAAGCAGATCAATGGGATGTGATTGAGTTTCCTGCGATCATGCCATCGGGTGAACCCGTGTGGCCAGAGTTTTGGAAAAAGGATGAACTGCTTGGAGTCAAAGCATCTTTGTCGGTTGGTAAATGGAATGCACAGTGGATGCAAAATCCAACATCAGAAGAAGGATCTTTAATCAAACGAGAGTGGTGGCAGAACTGGGACTCTGAAACATTACCACCGCTTACCCATGTCATTCAATCTTATGATACCGCATTTATGAAAAAACAAACTGCAGACTATTCTGCAATTACAACATGGGGTGTATTCTATGATGAAAAATTTAATGGACCACAATTGATGTTACTCGATGCGTTGAAAGATAGATTCGAGTTCCCCGAACTTCGCCGCGTGGCAAAAGAACAATATGATTACTGGACGCCGGAAACCGTGATTATAGAATCTAAAGCATCAGGATTGCCATTAACTTACGAATTACGTCAGATGGGGATACCGGTTGTTAACTTTACACCGAGCAAAGGAAATGATAAACATACACGTGTTAACTCAGTTGCACCTCTATTTGAAAGTGGATGCATATGGGCGCCCACCGAGAAACAATTTGCTCAAGAGGTGATTGAGGAGTGCGCAGCGTTTCCATACGGGGATCATGACGACCTAGTGGACTCGACAACACAAGCCGTCATGCGATTTAGACAAGGAGGCTTTCTTGAACATCCTGAAGACTATGTGGAAGAAACTGTTGAACAAACCCCTAAAACGTACTATTAATATGCTTACGGTCCTACCGACTGTAAACGGAAAAATTATATATGGGCAAAATAGCAGAAATAGTACAAGCACTGATCAAGGTCTTCGTAAGAAGCAACAAACGTTTTCCGCAAGGACAAGAGCTTAAAGATATTCAAAGTCAAGCCAGACAAGTTTTAGACGGAGCGCTGACTCATAATTTAGATCAAGCCAAAGGTAAAAATTTAGATGACATTGATGTCATGGAAAAAACCATGGACAAAAATGCAGACCAGTTGATTGATGACTATTTATCAAATGAAGCAACTAAAGGACGAATGACTTCAGAGCCACCAACTTTTACTGTAGTCGATCAAAGAAAATTACCAAGAGCAGAAATTGAAGCTTTACCTTTGAAGGATAAGGAAAAAGCAGAAGCAGCCGTTAAGAAAAAATTAGAAGCACAAAACGAGCAAGCAAGACAATCTAGAGAAGGTGGCGAGACACCAGGTGGACCACAACGAGGCAGACCAGAACTCGTAGATAAAAATTTTGGAGACACGATTTACATTGATAAATCTGAAATGAAAATATTAATGGACGATGCTTATCGTAAGTTTGAAGCTGCAGAAGATGCGATTAGACGTGGTGATTACGCTGACGCAAGAGGTATTTTAAGATACGAGATTGAAGAGAATTATAAATTACCACAAGCCACTCGAGACGCCGCGTACGATGCTAGAGTACAGATGCGTCGAGAAGGAGGACTTGACATGACGGGTTATGATACCGAAGAGGAAGTATTAGAAGTGATAAAACAAAAAATTGACGAAGGTATACAAACAACTGCTCCGGATAACTATCCAACATTAACAAATCCAGAAGATACTTCTAAAATGAAAAACATCGAGTATGTTGATTACCTTGATGAGCCAGGTGAAGACTTTGGCACACCGAATTCAAAAATAATTACACCTGCAGATATGGATTATGAGTTTGCAACAGGTGGCCGTGTGGGTATGGCAGCAGGTGGAATCATGAGACTGATTAACAAACTTGTAAAAACTAAAAAGATGGGAGCTGACCGAGCAGCAGATCTTGTTGATCTAATTGCACAAGCTAAGAAAGCTGGCGTTCCAATCAAAACAATGAATGATTTAGAAAACTTTGAAAAACAGATTCGAGGAGCGAGCGGCAAGGTTTATGAGTCTAGAAAAAAATATCCTGGTGTTGAAGGAGAAAAATCAGGACTACCTGTTATTTTAAAAGGTAAAGCACCAAAGACTAATTTAAAAAAAGTTAGAGACAAAGCAAAAGCCGATAAGAAAAATATTCAAGAGCTAGCAGATAAGAATCAGATTCCTGTTAAGGACGTTAGCTTTTCATTTGCTGATGAAAGAAAACGTTTAGAAGAATTAATTCAAAAATTACAAACACCCATGCTTAGAAATGATGCTATCGATCGATTAAAAATTTTAAATTTTGTTGAGGATGTAGGTGGAGACAAAGCAATGTACGATAAGTTAAGAATGAAAAAGTTTGAAAACCTACCTCCCAAATCTGCGTATCGCTCTGACCCAATAGCTGCAGAGGAAGATGCCGAAAGAATGATGAGCAAGACTCAAAGAGAAATTGATATGCTTACTGATCCAGATAAAACAGTGGGTAGAAAAGATAACGCTGAGGGCGGCCTAAACTATCTGTTAGGATTGTAATATGAAAATTAGTGATTTTAGAAAGGCGATGAGACCTAAGAAATATCTCACGCGTGACTTTGTTGTGTACCAAGATCCTAAGATGCAAGCAGCGCGCAGCGAGATGCAAGCAGGGGGCGTCGTGGAGCGAGAGGGTTTTAGCGTTGGACAAGGAGCTCGTACCGATTTAGGAGAAAAAGGAGTAAAAGAACTTCCTTCAAATATGAAAAGAATATTTGATATTGTTTACCCAGAAAAAAATTGGGAGGATTTATCGTCTAGACAACGAGGGAATTTTATTTATGATTTTCCAAGAAGAGAAAAAATATTAAACTCTATTCCAAAAAATTATATTACTTTAGATGAACTAGCTGAAAAATTAAATATTAAAAGAACTTCAATTAATGAACCTAGAACAACTTTAGGTAAATTTATTAATCAAAATTTACAACCACAGACTTTTGGTAGTATAACAGGAAAAGGTGGAGGATTTACAAAATACTATAAAGACCCTGGAGTAAGGTTAACTAAACAAATTTTAAGAATTGCAGGACAAGATGTTAGAATAGATAACTTACGTAAAAATACAGTTAGAAATATCAATAAACTTTATACTACTTATTATGATGATTTTTATAAAAAAGGATTAGTGCCAAATATTGAAGATATAAAAATAATGAGTGCAAGTGAGGCAGGTAATGCTACGACTAGATTAGCTCAAATATTAGATGGTAAAAAATTTAAAAATAAGGGTTTAGAAAAAATTAGAGTAAATAAAAAAGTAGCTAATAGACTTTTTGAAGAACTCAGTAAGTTTCAGTTTGGTAATCCTTATCAATCTCAATTATATAAAATTTCTTTAGAAACCATTGATCAAAAATTAGGAAATAAAAAAGGGACATTCAATGATTTAAAAAAGAAAGCTAAAAACATTTTAAAAGAAAATAAAATTGCAGTTTACGATGTAAAGTCAAAAAATCCATACGGTTTTAATATTAATGAAATTGCTGGAGTGACAGGAAGCGCTAAATCAAAAGCTCCAGAGTTTTCTCAATTTATCGACATTATGGAAGGAGAGTTAAATCAAAAAGACCTAGCAGCTTTTCAATCTGTTCTTTCAAGAGCTAGAGGAGATATTGAGTTAAACCCAAACGCTTTACAAAAACAAATGAGAAAAGTTAATTCTTATGCCTCAAATTTAGAAAAAAAATTTGATGTTCAGTTACCAAGAATTAGAAAAGCAGAAGATATTACAAAATACTATACTCCAAAAAGACTTGAAGAATTAAAAAAACAAGGACTAGATATTGTGAGTGCATCAAAACGAGCAGGGTATACTATACAAATGCCAAAAGGTGCAGTCACCGCACAAGAGTTTGTAAAAGATAAAAAAATACAAAAAAACTTATTTAAAAATCTAGACGTAGACCCAGAGACTAGAGAAATATTAAATCGATTAAACAATAAATTATCTATGAATCCTTTTGATGCAGAAGGATTGTTTAAGAGTGAAATATCAAAATTAAAAAAGATTGGAACACCGGCTGCTAAAGTTATAGGAGGTGTGCTTGGTGGTTTAATTGTAGAGCTTGGTTTTGAAGCAGCTTTTGCCATACCTGCTTATTCAAGAGGTGAAGACTTTGATGAAATATTAGGCAAAACTCTTTTTGGTTTAGCAGGAGCTGGAAAAACAAGATTAGAAAAAGTTGTAGAAGAATCTGGCTTTGATCCTGATGTAGTAAAATATGTAGATCTTTTAAATACAAAAGAACAGTTTCAAAAAGATGTAGGCACCTTAGAATATTTTGGAAAGCCAGGAGGGGATACTGGATACGGACAAATATTTTCACCAGGAGAAAAAAGTCCTCTTGAAAAAAGACTTGTTGAAAACGCTCAGATTCTAGACAAAGAATTAGATCAATTAAAAGAAGGAAGTCCACTCGAACAAAAATTTAAACAAGCAGAAGATAAATTGGAAAAGCGTTATGCAGAAAAAGTAGAAGGTTCAACACCTAGAAAATTTTTAAAAGAAACAGGCGAGTCTGTGATAGATTATTTTAAAGATGAAGAAGAAAGATTTAATAGACGTATGGAAGAAATTGAACGTCTTGGATTTAAAAGAGGTGGGTTTGGTAAAATAGGAAGAAGAAGTTTTTTAAAACTAGCCGCAGGTATCGCCGCGATTATTGGCGGGATACGAGGCGGTGTAAAACAATTAAAAACTCCTGTCGCAAAAAAAGTTTTAAAAGATGCACCTGAAGGCACACCAGATTGGTTTGCACCACTTGTAGAAAAAATTACAAAAGAGGGAATTGATGTTCCAGGTGTAAATGTCAAAACGACAACAACAAGAGAAACGGTTAAAAAATTAGAAGTTCCTAATCCAGAATCAGACGGTGCTTTAACAGATAAATATTTTTTATATGAAAATCCAGATACGGGTGAGATCAGAATTGAAATTGATGCACCAGGTTTAGGTGCAAATGATGGTGAGTTTTCATTGTACTTTAGACCGGATCGAATAGACGGTATTACCGATGATGGAATTCCAATACGTAGTGATGGAGAGTTTTTTGTAACAGAAGACCGAGTGGTTGGACGAGCAACTAGTCCAGATGATTATGATATAGATTTAGAACCCTTTGATACAGATTTAGAAGGTTCAGCAAGCAACTGGCATAAGGTTGAAGAATTTGCAACAGGTAAGACAGATAAAAAAGCTCAAGCTAAACAATTAGAAAAAAAAGAACGTATCGAAGCATTTCCCCATGAAGATTTAACTGATCGTTATGGAGACTATGATCCACCGGACCCAGATGACTATTAAACGATTAACCACAACGATACCTCCAAAATCAGGACCACAACCGCAGGGGGTTGAATATAACTACAATACTGTTAAAACAGTAAAACTGGAGAGAAAATATGGCCGTAGACAAAACGTTACCAAACATAAGCGAACAACCTGAAGAGACAACAGAAGACTTAGCGGTTGAGATGGAAGAGCAACTGCGTGAACAAGCAGACACGGAAGTGACTGAGCTTGAAGATGGTGGCGTAGAAATTAATTTTGATCCGAATGCAATGGCACAAGGACAAGCAACAGATTTTAATGCAAATCTAGCAGACTTTGTTGAAGAGCAACAACTTGAAATGTTAGGCTCACGTTTATTTGAAAATTATTTAGATTACAAAAATTCTAGAAAAGACTGGGAAAGAACTTACACAGAAGGACTCGACTTGTTAGGGTTTAAGTACAACAATCGTACTGAACCATTTTCAGGTGCGTCAGGTGCAACCCACCCTGTTTTAGCAGAAGCAGCGACACAGTTCCAAGCTTTGGCGTACAAAGAATTACTTCCTGCAAACGGACCTGTTCGAACGCAAGTGGTAGGATTACAAACTCCAGAAAAAACACAACAGGCTAATCGTGTGAAAGATTTCATGAATTATCAAATCATGGATCAGATGATGGAGTATGAACCTGACTTTGATCAGATGTTATTTTATTTACCTCTTGCAGGTTCTGCATTTAAAAAAGTTTATTACGATGACATGATGCAAAGAGCGGTATCAAAGTTTGTACCCGCAGAGGAACTTGTGGTGCCTTACACTGCAACCAGTTTAGATGATGCTGAAGCAATTATTCACAAAGTAAAAATTTCTGAAAACGAATTAAGAAAACAACAAGTAGCTGGTTTTTACAGAGACATTGATATTAAACCTGGTCAAAATAATTTAACAGATTTAGAGAAAAAAGAACTTGAACTAGAAGGCACTTCAAAATCAGGAAGAGACGAAGATGTTTTCACATTACTTGAGTGTCATGTTAATTTAGATTTAGAAGGTTTTGAAGACGTTGACACAAACGGTGAACCAACAGGTATTAAGATTCCATACATTGTAACTATGGATGAAGGATCAAGAAGAGTTTTATCTATTCGAAGAAACTATGAGGCAGGAGATCCATTAAAGAAAAAAATTTCTTACTTTGTACATTTTAAATTTTTACCCGGCCTTGGCTTTTATGGTTTTGGTTTAATTCACATGATTGGTGGATTATCTAGAACAGCCACAGCTGCTTTACGACAACTCTTAGATGCTGGAACATTATCAAACTTACCAGCAGGTTTTAAACAAAGAGGTATCCGAATTCGAGATGACGCACAGTCTATTCAACCAGGAGAGTTTAGAGATGTAGACGCTCCAGGTGGAAATATTAGAGATGCGTTTATGACTCTACCATTCAAAGAGCCATCTCAAACTCTTTTAAATTTATTGGGTGTCGTTGTACAAGCAGGTCAGCGTTTTGCATCTATAGCTGACATGCAAGTGGGAGACGGGAATCAAGGCGCTGCAGTGGGAACGACAGTTGCGCTTTTAGAAAGAGGAAGCAGAACCATGTCTGCGATTCACAAAAGAATTTACGCAGCACTCAAAAAAGAATTTAAATTATTATCAAGAGTTTTTAAGCTTTATCTACCCCAGGAATACCCCTATGATGTTGTCGGAGGACAACGTCTCATCAAACAGTCTGACTTTGATGATCGGGTAGATATATTGCCAGTTGCAGATCCAAATATATTCTCTCAGACACAGCGTATCTCCCTTGCGCAGACGGAATTGCAATTGGCAATGTCCAATCCACAAATACATAATTTATATCAAGCGTACCGAAACATGTATGAAGCCATCGGTGTAAAAGACGTTGATCAAGTATTAATTCGACCACAACCCCCACAACCAATGGACCCTGCATTAGAGCATATCAATGCTCTTGCAGGGCGACCGTTCCAAGCGTTTCCAGGTCAAGATCACAGATCACACATTCAAGCGCACTTGTCTTTCATGGCAACAAACATGGCAAGAAATAATCCACCGGTAATGGCAGCGTTAGAAAAAAATATTTTTGAACACATCAGTTTAATGGCTCAAGAACAAGTTGAACTCGAGTTTGCACAAGAATTAAGAACAGTTGCAGCGATGCAGCAGAATCCACAAATGCAAATGCAGGCAAGAATGATGTCACAAAAAATTGAAGCAAGAAAAGCACAACTTATCGCTGAGTCTATGGAAGAGTTTTTAAGTGAAGAGAAGAAAATTACCTCACAGTTTGACAATGATCCTATTGCAAAACTAAGATCTAGAGAATTAGACCTTAGAGCGATGGAAAATGAAAGAAAAGAACGTGAAGGAAGTGAGAGAATTGACCTTGATAAGATGAGAGCAATGATGAACCAAGAAAATCAAGACGAAAAATTAAAACAAAACGAAGAATTAGCAAAATTAAGAGCTAATACATCGATTGAAAAGACTATTTTGTCTAAAACATTACCAAAAGCAGAGGATATGATGGGTAATATTGCTGTTATTAGAGGTGACAATGACTCAAACTAAAAAACAAGACCGAAAAATTGCAAAAGTGATGAGAGAATTTAAAAAAAAGAAGCTTTCTATTGGAAAATCTGATAAAAAAGTTAAAAATAGAAAACAAGCGATCGCTATTGCTTTGCGAGAAGCAGGCGTGAAACAAAAAAGGAGCAAAAATGGAAAAAGAAAATAAGATTAAAGAAGCCAAAGTTGGTGAACAAGAGATTCAAATCGATCCACGTTCAAAAACAACTTACAATGCTGCTTATAATCAAATCGGTACTGGTGGACCTGAGCTAGAAGTTCAAGGACAAGGCGCAGTGCTTCCAGAAAAAAGAAGAAAATCAAAAGCGTTTTAATTATGTGGTTAAGTGCTGTTAAATTAGCCCTAAACGCTGGCGGTAAAATTTATGCAAACAGACAAAAAGCTAAAATGGCTATGTCTGAAGCACAATTATTACACGCAGAGCGACAAGCACGTGGTGAGGAAGCTTACCAGGGAAAATTATTAGAAGCTAGACAATCGGACTGGAAAGACGAAGCGGTCCTCATAATTTTGTCGCTACCCGTGGTCGTACTTGCATATGCAGTCATATCGGACGATCCAACTGCGATGGACAAGGTAAAACTTTTCTTCAAAATGTTTTCTGAGCTTCCAAGTTGGTTCACGAATTTATGGATCCTTGTAGTGGCGAGCATTTATGGTATAAAGGGAACACAAATATTCCGAAATGGAGGGAAAAAATAATGGTAAACAGACTATACAACAAACAGGTATCACCTAAAGGTTATAAAATGGGTGGACGTGTTAAAAAAATGGGCGGCGGTAAAGCTAGTAACTTTGGCATGTTATCTGTAAAAGCTGGCATAGACAAAAACCCTAAGCCAACACAAGCAGATAGAATTGCTGGCGCTAAAATGAAAAAGAAAAATGCTTAAAAAAATTAAAAACAAAATTTGTGAAATCTTTTGCAAGCTATTTGGTATTATACCTTGTATGTGTGATCATGAATGCGACTGTAAAAAAGATAAAAAATAATGGGTGAAAGATTTATAAAGAATAAAAGACCAGCTATGGGACCAGCTATGGGACCTAAAAAAACTAAACAAGTTAAATCACTTAAGCCAGGAAAATCTAAAATTCAAAGAGTTCAGGATATGAATAAAGCTCTGCCTAAAAATGCTAACGGAAAGTATATACTTATGAAATCTACTACCAACCCTAGTGGAAAAATTATATTTAAGGGTGATAAAAAAAGCAAACTCATGAGAAGGAAATTAAAATAATGACTAAACTTTGTCCAAGAGGTAAGGCCGCAGCAAAAAGAAAATTCGCTGTTTATCCGTCAGCATACGCGAACGCATATGCCAGTAAAATTTGTGCAGGTAAAATCAAAGACCCTTCAGGAGTAAAGAGAAAAGATTTTAAAGGACGTAAACCAAAAGCTGCAGGCGGTAGAGTTTATAAAGCAGGTGGCGGATTAATGGAAGCTACTCAAAGATTAAGAAGACAAGGATTAAAAAAGGGAGGCATTGCAACCGGTTGCGGAAAAGTGATGTCGAATAGAAGAAAAGTAACAAAGGTTTATTAAGATCATGGCTAAAAACGGTCTTGATAAATGGTTTAAACAAAAATGGGTCGACATTGGCTCAAAGAAAAAAGATGGATCTTTTGCAAAATGTGGAAGATCAAAACAAAAAGCAGACGCAAAACGTAAATATCCAAAATGTGTCCCACTTGCAAAAGCAAGAAGCATGTCAGAAGGACAAAGACGTTCAGCGGTAAAAAGAAAGAGAGCAGTAGCTCAAGGCGTTGGTGGTAAACCAACAAATGTAAAAACAATTGTGAAAAGAACAAAAAAAGCAAGCGGTGGACCAGGAGGAACAACAACTCCATACT